ACCCCCAAGAGTTTGCTGATTACGATAATTTGTACCGTCGTTCCAGTAACCAGCACCACCACCTCCGCCATAAATACTGGCGTGCGCTCCTAAAGTACTCGTAGCGATTGCGGCACCGTCTCCACCATTAGACTTTGTGCCTGTTATTGCACCAGAAAAGCCACCGACTGTTTCTAATCCATAGTATCCATCAGGGCCAGTAACGGAAGATGAACTAGAGCCACCAGCACCGCCCGGAGCAGTTAGAGTGCCTTCTGTAACAACCATTGAAGTATCGCCACCGGCACCTCCGTTAGAAGAACCACCTGCCCCAATAGTCATAACAACTGTTGCGGGTATGTCAGAACCTTTAACGCTCAAGATTACCCCTGCGCCACCGGCACCTCCACTAGCATTAGCGTGAACTGTAGAGCCTTTCTTGCCGCCTCCGCCGCCACCAACAAGGTAGAATGTTACCCAATCATCATCTCCAATAGAACCCGGTTTGGTCCAAGTTTGCGATGAAGATATTGTTGTAGTAGGAGACGCAATAACGATTGTAGGCGCACCTCCCCCACCAGCAGGGTCTGCCCATACTGCTGTACCAGAAGATGAATACGTAAGTATTTGGTCTGTAGCACCGCCAGTAGGTATGTGTTTGTTTCCTGCGCCTGTAGGGTGTACATAGTTGTTAGCATCAGTTGCACCAGTGTAACCTAAGTTAGCTAGTGTAAGGTTACGAGTACCAACTGTAGCATTAGCGTCTGTTACGTGACCGTTAGTGTCTGTTGTTATGTTAATATCTAAATCAGATATAACTGTTGCACCTGACATTACACCTGTATCAATGCCAAAGTCATCACCGTTAAATGTAGGGTGCGAATAGTTATTAGCATCAGTAGCACCAGTATAACCTAAGTTAGCTAAAGTAATATTACGAGTAGATACTGCTGCGTTTGCATCAGTAACGTGACCGTTAGTGTCTGTTGTTATGTTAATATCTAAATCAGATATAACTGTTGCACCTGACATTACACCTGTGTCAATACTGAAATCATCACCTGGGTGTGTTGGGTGAGTATATACTGTATTGGTATCTGAAGGAGTAGCCCATGTAAATGTACCATCACCATCAGAACGTAGGAACTGGGACGTTGTGCCATTACCAGTAACCTTTAAATTGTCTGCATCAATAACATTAGAAGCTACAGTTAAAGCACCAGAACCTGTTACTTCACCTGTGTGAGTAGCATTGTCAGATGAACTTGTACCTGCACCAATCAAAGACCTGACTTCTGCGGCTGTTATACCAGAAGCTAAAGAAGGTGTTGAACCATTACTAGAAATAGCAGGAGCTGCAGTGTTAGTAGCACTTGTAGCTATACCATTTAGTTTAGCATGATCTGCGTCAGTGAAGTTCTGGTCTGTTGCTACATAGTTAGCATCTGATACAATGTTAGCATCTGCTGCTTGTTTACCATCTAACTGTGTTTGTATTGCAGAAGTAACACCGTCTGTGTAGTTGATCTCAGTTGCACTAGCAGTAAGACCTGTACCACCTAAGTTAAGTGACTCAACGTATGCTACATTAAATGAAGCAGTTGACTTACCTAAGTCATAAGTAGCGTCAGCTTTAGGATAAAGAGAACTACCATCTCCTCTAAATTCTTGTGATGGGCCGAGATTTGTAATCGCTCCACCTTCTGCAGATGTACCATCGTGGCTGTGGCCACCTGTTCCAAATGCACTTTCTATAGCATCAAACTCACCATCCAAATCGGCAGCGTCAATTACGTTACCGTTTGCTATGTTGTTAGACGCATCGTTACGTGTATAACCTGTTCCCATGTCTATTTCCTATCGTTGTTTGAGTATTCAAGTAGAACTGTATCTACTATAAAAGGTGGGTTTATTGAATTAAATTCGTACTGTAGTGAGACTGTAAAGAATGAGCCAGTTGTGTTAGTCTCTATAACTGTCTCAGGGTTTCCTCCGTAGTTAGCTGAACCAAGTACAGCAGAACCAAATATGGAGAATGAACCACCACCTGTTAAAGCAGCAGTCGAAGGTTGTATAACACCAGGTCTCTGGAAGTCATACTTAAATATTAAAGTACCATCAACAGAACCTTCTGGGTCATAGAATGATGTAGCTTTATACATTGTCTTACGCATACGAGGGTCATTAATAGCCATGAAAGGTGTAAAGAAAGAAGACTTTATAACTGAACCATCAAATGTGTTACCTCGTTCTAGTCTATATATATAACCTGTCTCACCAACAAATAATGATATGTCTGCTTGACCTGTGTTAGCTGATGTAGCTCTGTAAGCTTTTATACCTTTAGTCTGAGACCATGCAAAGCTGTTAGCGTCTTGGTCAGCAAACTGTGTACCTATGAATCCCTCAGCATTCTCTTCAGTAGAACCTGCTACAAAACCCATTACACGGTACTGTGATTTACCACGTATCGTAATAGATACAATATCTGTATAGTCTGTACGGAATTGAGTTACTTGGTCTTGGATGTTACGAGAAGCTAGTGATAAGTTAAAGTCACCAATACGTGTAGTAGCACCTAAGAATCTTAAACCATCTGGCCCCATGAAGATAATGTCACCACCAACTTCTTGGATAGTATCTGGTTCTGAACAACCTATATCTTCTGATATCTCTTGTAACTGAAATGTAGCTGCACTAGTACCTGTTAACTGATGTATGCTTGAGTTAGTAAAGATGATTAGTTTATCACGGAATGTTACTAAACCTGTAATACGAGCAGGAAGTCTTACATTACCTGCACCATTGCCTGTGTTAAAATCATTCTGTGCAAATGGAGCTGTAAAGCTTAGTAAAGAACCTTTAGCAAAGAATAGATGATCATGGAACTGAGCTACAACTTCTGAACCTAAGATGTCTACGTTACCGTCTATTACTTTAACAGGTTCGTTAGTATTCCAAGTAATAGGATAGTTAACGCCATCAACCATTACAAGACGTTCTGTACCATCAAAGTTAAAGTTCTGGAATCTAGCCTTAGAACCACCTGTCTGAGGACGGCCTAAGAATGTTATATTAGCGTTATCAGCAGGAGCACTAGCTAGGGCAGGGTAGATAGATACTACACAATGTCCTGATGAAACTGAAGGAGTTGCTAGTACTGTATATACTTTCTCAACACCTGCAATAGTGAATGTATCACCTAGTCTTGGGCCATCATTGTCATTAGTAATACCATCTATGTCCATTGTAGAACCAGTATGACCTGAGTGCTTAACCTTTACAGTACCATATCCAGGTGCACTTATATTAGTGTAACCAGAACCTGATGTAGTATATAAGCTACCATCTCTTAGAACTACTGCTACATTAGAGCTAGTATCTGTATCAACAAACCAGAATAAACCTTCTGCTTTACCTACTGCATTAGTAAACTCAACTGATGCTTTGTCTGCAGGGCTACTAGATAGTGCAGGAGATATAGTTAAAACAGTTTCTTTATTAGTTTCACTCCAGACACTTGATGATACTGTGTAAGTTTCACCTAGTCCATTTACTTCGAATGTAGAGCCATCAGGTACATCCATGAACATATTTGCAATAGTAAGGCTACTGCCTGTCTGTGAGCTTCCTTGGACGACTGGAGAGCCATACATAGGTATAGTGTTTCCGTCATACTTAGCGAAGCCATCAATACGACGATACCCACCTTTAACAGATGTTTCAAAGTTAACTAGCTTACGAGCTGAACCAGGAGCTTTAACCCCTTGTTGCAGTCTAGACATGTTACTTATTAATCCACCTTTAAGCTCTAGTGGAAATGATTCCCAACCTGTAGCCATTAGTAATGTACCCTATTATCATATACATATTCAAATCTATTAATCCAGATACTTCTCATGTTCTTAACGCCTTCATTAAACTTACCTAAAGACATCTGAGCTGATTGGTTATCATTACGGAATATCTGGACCCCGTACATAGCACCGTCAACAATAATATGTCTATAAGCTTCTGGAACAGAAGGTACGTCTGAGTGTAGAATAAGGTCTACTGGTAAAGTATACATTTCAAATAGAATCTCATACTCTTTATCAGGAGAAGGATAAACTATATATTGATTTCCTGGAGCTTTGATTACGTGTGTAGGTAGAGTTCTAATAGTAGGGCTATCGTTATACTCATCATCCACATGCTTAGCTAAGTACTCTTCGTAATCCATCTTCTTTAACATTGAAGTAGCGTTACCTAAGGTATCATCACGGGG